ACGTTGAGATCGGGCCTGACAACAAATTGTATTTCTCGCGAGACGTGCGGAAGGGCGAGTTAATCAGGATTCCGCTGCACATGATCGACAAAGCGCATCGCGATTAGTTTACTTGCCCTTGCCCGAAGTGCTGCCCTGTCCCGGAATCGCCGGTTTCAAAACCTGGTCGCTCCCCGGAACCTCCGGAAACCCGCGAAACCACTCGATCGCATTGTGCGCCATGCAGTCTTCGCGAGACTTCCCGCACCCATCCTTGATGGTGAACGTATCCCCAACCGAAGGTGTGACAGCGAGAGGAGCGAACAGGATGATTCCTCCGGCAGAGGTCCAATCGTAAATCTCGCAGACGGCTCCGGTGTTCTCTCCGGTAAGTCCGGTGACGGTGCCCTTGTTAAAAAAGTCGTTCGCATAGGAACCTGCGAAGGTTACGACGAACTGCATCGCGTCCGTAACCGAGCCAACCGTTCCCGTAATCTCCGTGGCGACCGCAAAGCACCTGATCTGATCCGCGAAGTCAGCATCGCAGCTATTGGTGATCGTGCGGCCCACCGTTTGGTTGAGCCGGTCCACGTCCGAGCGTATTTCAAAGACGAACTCGCCGCCCTCGACCCTTGCCTCGGAGATGGTGCCCTTGAGAACCTTGAGCGCCCCTTGCGACGTGTCTTTCCAGTTGACCTGGAACAGCCTCGCAACGGCGCGGTTGAACACCCCGCCCACGACAGCGGCCAGCGTTACCGTGTCGCCGATTGGCCCCCGCACCTCGAAGTTGTCGGCGTCGAGTCCGGCGGACATTGCCACGTCAGACGCGAGGATTCCCGTTCCTGACGAATAGGTAATTGTGCCGTCGCCGATGTCGTAATCGATGTCCTTGTCGTGGTCCGTGATCCCGATGCTCGTTCCGTCCAGAAGATCGAGAAGGAGCATGTTGCAGCGGGTGTGGCCGGTTCCTGCGAGGTGATTTGCGAGGCCCGCGCTTACGGTGCGGCTCAACCGCGCACCTCTTGCAATACAATAGAGTCTAGTTGCCGGTATGGGCCGACAACATCCTCAATCTGGAGGTCTTCGCTGAAGCGAACTTTGCGGTAGGACTGCTCCAGGTCGTCCCAGAAATTGAAGGTATTGGCCGCCCCCTGTGCGGCCATCCACAGATCGCGAACCGCTACGAAGTCCGCCGCGCTGTCCGATGTGTAAACAGGCAGCGGAACATCGAATGTCCACAACGGCTCAGACCAGCGGCTATTGCGCACCTCGTTGCCGCCGTCAGTCTTGACGATTTCGACTTCCCAATGGCCGGTCCTGCGAGCTCCGTTGCCGATATTTGTCGGGAAAAGCATGTCCAAGTGCATCATGCAGCCGCCCCCTTCACCAGCGCGCTTGCGATGGCCTTGCGAATGTCCGTGGCCTGTTGAAGACTGGTCTTGCGGTCACGCTGCGGATTGCCGGTGTTCGGTGCAGCGACATTGATGTTGAAGGTGTGGCCGCCCATCGGATTGTTGCTGTTCGCTGCCCTCGGCAGCGAAATACGTGGGGCAAGCATTAGCCCGCCGCTCGCCTTGTGCGGCACCCGCCCCTCGTTCATAGCGTCAAGGAAGCCGGTGCCGAACTTCTTCACCGCTTCGGCGTTCATCACGTATTCGCCGTTAGAGAGCATCGCGGGGATGCTGTCCGAGGTGGGCGATCCCGGACCAGAGACGAATCCACCCGTCGCCAAGCCGAGCGCCGATCCGGTCATAAGCACAGGGAAGGAACTAGCGGCGGCGCCAGCACCGGCAGCGGCACCAGCGCCCGCTGCTGAGCCTAGAACGGCATTACCGAAAATGCTGAACAGCATCTTCTGAAGTTGTAGCTTGATGAGCTGGGAGAGGATGTCCTGAATGGCGCTGATCGCGATGTCGCGCATCGCTTTCCAGCCCTCACCGGCATGGGAGAGCGCGTCCACGAGACCATTCAGCCCATCGACCTCTATGCTTTGAAGGGCTTGATTGACCTGATCGGCGGTGTGCGGGATGTCGTTGAAATACCTCTGAAGCGGGTCGAGCGTTCCCTGATTGACGCGCTGCGTGTCTCGCGCCTTTTCGGCGGGAAGATTGTTGATTTCCGCCTGCGTTCTGGCCGCATCCGCAGTGAGTCCAGCAATCTCCTGCTTGTGCTTCAGCGTTTCTAGATCGGCCTTCTTCTGCTCGTATTCGATGTCGAGGAGTTCGAGCTGTAGCTTGCGATGCTGACTGGCCGTCGTCGCCATTTCATCGGCGAACTTCAGGGCATCCAGCTGAAAGCCGTACTGTTGATCTATGGTCTCTTGCTGTGAATCGAGGGCTTCGATTTGCCGTTGCTGCTCGACCGCGGCCTTCTTTGCCTTGTCGAGTTCGGCGGCTTTGGCTTGCAGGATCTTGGCCTGCGCTTCGGTAATGCCTTGCTGGTAATTCGTTGCCCTGCCGAGATCGAGCTGTTCCTGAATCGAGTCCCTTAGCTTTTCAGTGTCGGCGTCGATCTGCTTATCGGCAATGTCTGCGCGCTTGTTGTAGTCGGACGTTAGCTGAGCCTGAGCCGCGAGAAGTTCCTGGTCGAGTCTATCCGTTGCCTGCTCGAAAGCGCCGGCCTGCTTGATGCCCGCAATCTCCTCGCGCTTCGCGCTGGCTTCCGCAGACGCGGCTTGTGAGCGACTTCCCTCAATGTGGAAGTGGCCGCTCTCCTTGTATATCGCGGAGAGCGACACGCCTTGGTCGCCATATATCTTGCGGATCTTCTGGGGCGTCAGACCGGGCTCGAACGCAATGTCCAACGCCCATTTGCCGTTGATGCCCTCGTGGGCCGATGTTCCTGGGCGAGCGACAGGATTGCCGGGATGATTGTAATGGGGATCGTTGAATAGCCTCGCCTGGTCTGCCGTGCTGCGATAGGCGCTCGTAACGGTAAGTCCCGCGCTCTTCGCAATCGCCGCTGCGTCGGCGAAGCCGATCTGCTTGCCGAACTCGCCCGTGCCCTTCTTCGCGTTCGCTGCGGCCTTGGCGACTGCCTCAAGCTGCTTGGCGAGCTCCTTCATCGCCGTTGCATATTGCTCAGGCCCGAGCTTCCCCGCCTTCAGCGCATTGCCTAGCTCTGCGGCCTTCTTCGTGAAGTCGTTTGAGTTCGACGCAAAATCCACGCCAGCCGATGCAGCGTCATCAATGGCTTTCTTCAGCGCATAAAAGCCGCTGTCGATAACGTCGGATGATGATGCGATGGCGCCCTTGTTGGCGTTCTCGATGGTGTGGAGTGCGCCCGTATAGGTCTTCGCCCAGAGATCGGCCTTGGCGGATAGATCGATGAACGACTTGCCGACCTGCTCGCCCACTGCGATCTGGCTTTGCACGATGGCAGCCTGCGCATCGGCAATGGCCTGCTGGTCCTTGATAACCTCCGCACGTGCTGCGGCGATCTGGTGCTCAAGCTCAGCAGCTTTCGCCGCTTGAATGCCCGCGCTTGCCTCAAGACCGTGGCCTGTCCCCGTGGGACCTGGAAGGAGTTGCAGCTGCCGCTGGAGGTTGGCTAGGGTCGCCCTATCCTGCTGAAGTTTTTCCTGCGCTGCGGCCTTGTCGTTCTGCGCTCGCGCCAGAGATTGCTGGTCTAGGTCTTCCTCGGTCTTGAGCCGCTTCTTGAGTTCGTCAGTTAGTTTCTGATTGCGCTCAATGAGTCCGTCGATCGATCTGGCCCATTGATCGTCGGCAATCTTGCTGTTCGCCGCCTCCTTGGCGTGCTCACGCATCTTCTGGACAAGTTCTTCGACGGACGTTCCGGCCTCACCCATCTTCCCGATGAGCTTGGAGAGCGCGGCAACGCCGATGAGAACCGCGATTCCCCACGGCCCGCCCATGAAGTTGCCGAGCTTGGCAAGAACGCCGTTTCCGTTCGATCCGCCAAGGAATGTCGCAGCCTGGGCGAGACGGCCCATTTCAAGGGTGAGGATTCGCAGCGGTGATGCGCCGGCCGCATAAGAGTCCACTGACGCCGTGACGACGTGGCTCAATTCCATCTGCGCGATGCGCGCATTGCCGAACGCCTTGTTCAGCTGCTCATGGGCGCGGACGGTCGAACCGATCGAGCTGTTCATCTGCCCGGTAGATTGGTTGACCACGCGCGCGAGGTTCTGCATCTCGCGCTGCGCAACAGCGATATTCGCGTCAACCTGGAGGAGAAGCTGGGAAATCTGGCGGTCTGTCGCCATTCTCAGTCCTCCTTCTTCGGGCAGTTGATCTCCCGCCACGTTTCATACGCGGCGAAGATCTCGTGGTTGGTAGCGTCCATGAACTGCCGCGCGGTCCAGCCGAGCGCGGCCTGGCAGAAGCCGATCAGGCGGCGGTCGGGGTCGGCTCCGTCGTCATCCCCGCCGCCTTCGGTTCCCCCGAAGCGGTGTAACCGCCCGCAAGCGCCCCAGTGAAGATCACCGCAAGTCGGCGCGCCACATCCACCGGGCCGTGTTCATAGATAAGATCGGACATGCGGTCGGGCTTGGGTGCCCTGTAGTTGACGCCCGCGTTTGGATCGAAGACGCCGTGCGCCTTCATCAGTTCGGCCACGCAGAGCCCCATTTCGTCCGTCGAGAGCGCGAGCGAGCCGCACTGAACGGCGATCTGCGTCAGGGACTTGCCCAGCGCTCGCTCGATATTGGAGATGGCCTGGCGGGACGGCCTGAGCGTGTATTCAGCGTCAAGCTGGACCGTCAGTTGCCCAAGAAGATCGACTTTAGGCTCTTCCTCACTCACCATCGACCTCCGCATATAGCTTCGCGACAGCGGCCCTCATCTTTTGAACGCCCTCCTCGACGATGCATCGGGCAAGCTCCGCGGTTGCGATTTCCTCCGCGATGCAGGCGTTGAGCGCCCTTGCGAGGAGATGAGGAGGAATCGAGCCCGACAGCATCCGGCGCATTTCTGCAACCGAAAGGCCGGTGCTGGAGAGCAGCCGTGCCGCGTCGGGCGCGACCGTCTCCAGCTTTAGCTTGCCGATCTTCATCGCTTAGGCCAGCAGGTCCGTGGTCGGAGCGCCGTTAGCAACCAGAGTTCCGGTCACTTTCACCGCGTCGTTGCGACCGAGCGACGTGTTGAAGTCGGTGCAATAGACCGATCCCTCGAACACAACGTCCGTCGTGCCGTTGCCCGACGATCCGCCCTTGCGGACCTGGACGTTGAACGGCGTTGCCGTGGTCGCGAGCGCCTGCGTCTCAAGTCGCGTATAGCCCGTTGTGTCGGGAAGGCTCGGGATCAGGTTGAACGGAAGGCTCAACGTGCGCGAACCGGCCGCCTGCGAGGCATAAGGGAAGTCGTCCTTGGTGGACGTGTCGATCACATTGCCCTGGCGGTTTACCGCCAAGTCCTGCTGACCGAGGATTTCATTGTACGTTCCGGGCGTGGCGGATTCGATCCACAGCCTGTAGTCATTACCTAGCTTCTTTGCCAAAGTGGCCTCCGTCTAAGGGATGTGCCGCCTCACGGCGGGGATGAAGATCGGCTAGCCTCCCCGATGGGTTTGCCGTGGCAACTGGTTTATTGGACGAACATCTCGAACTTCAGTTCGTCCTCATAGGTCTGTCCGTCCTCAAGCAACTTTGGATCGGCGGAAAGGAACACGACATCACCGAGCGTCGCCCCGGTGGCGGTCAGGACTTGGCCTTCAAGCGAGTTTCTTACCGCGCTGTTGAGCGCATAAAGAACGGTCGCATCGGGCTTGCGAACCTGCGTGAAAATCGAAATCGTGGCGGTGTCGAGATCGCCGCTTTTCAGTTCCCCAGCGGCGAGCGAAACCAGCCCCAGGATCACAAGCCCCTTTGCTCCGGGCTGCGTATCCTCAGGCGGGTTCTGCCACACATCGGCAAGGTCGGTTACGGATGCATCGCCATTAAGCGCGGTGAAAACGGCGGACTGGACTGCGGTTTGCGCGTCAATCATCGCTCGCTCCCGCTGCCGCCTTAGCTAACGCCTTGTCCCAGATGTTGCGGAACCGCGGATAAATCTGCTGCCTCAGTCCAGCGATATAAACGAAGTGACGGGCAGGCATCGCGCCCACGCCAGCCGCGTATTTTGCGCTCTTGCGCTTGACCCCGCGACCGCCGCCCTTGCGACCGCCTTCCACAAACCAGCCGTAAAACAGCTTGCGATTGATCGCCTTCCCGACGAGTCCAACCTTAAGCGTCAGTCGTTTGGGCGTGACCGTATAAGAAAGGCCGGCTTGGAGGGCACCGGTCCTCATGGGCGCACGGCGGCGCTGCAATGCCAGAACGCTCCGCCCCGTCTGGTTGAGCTGGGTTCTGATTTCGTCCGAAACAGATTGTGGCAGTTGCTTTATCAGTCGGCTAAAGGCCCTATCTCCCTTGACGTATCTAGGCACCCTGCGGAGCCTCCGTGCTGGCCTGAATCACCGTCCATTGCCGCGTCCCCATTCGGTCCTCGGCGTTGACGACGTTCAGTTCACGTGGCTCGCCGTTAGCATCGAGGCGCGAAAGCCACAGGATTTGGTCGCTCGGCTTCAGGTCCGTCCTATAGCGGATCGTGATCTGGAAGAACGAAACACCCTGAAGAATATTGCCGATTATGGCCTCTCGCCCGTTGAGCGATACAATGTTCGCCGAAACCGTAGCGACCTCGTTCCATCCCTCCGTGAGACCGCCGACGGCGTTCTTCGTCGTAGCCTTCCGCTGTATCCGAATACGGTCGCGAAGCGCTCCGGCGTCCATTGTTAGAGCGCGACCCCGGCTTCCTGGATGTCAACAGTGATCGAGGAGGCGGAGGTGGCAAAGCCGAGAAGGACCGGATGGCACCCCGCAATGAGATCGGCGACAGGACAAATCCCGCCAGCGTTGGCGGAAAGGTAATATCCGACGCCCTGCGTAACGGTCGCCCCGATGGTGACAGGCCCGGATTCGAGAACGGTGATGGGCTGACCGCTGGCCGCGCCGTTTAGCGCAAGGCCGGCAGGTGAGAGAGCTGCCGTAGTTCCGCTGTTGCAATCGGCGAGTTTGTACGTGCCTGCGGAGCTATCGAGGTACACCACCTGGCCCGCCGTGATCGACGCGCCGGCCGTGCCCGTGGTTTT